ACAACGGCGACGGCAGCGTGTCGTCGGTACCCGTGTCGGAGTTCGTCAAGGAGTATGTCGGATCGAACGGCACGGAGGTCGTCGTAACGATCGGCGAAGGAAACACGATCCAGGCGTCGATTGTCGCCAACTCGATTGCGTGGGAGAAGCTATCGCTCGCGCTCCAGCAGAAGATCGATGCCAAGGCGACGACGACCTATGTAAACGAGCAGATCCGCGCCGAGGCCGCCGCGCGGCAGCAGGCCGATACGACCCTGCAGGGGAATATCGATACGAAATTGTCGATCGATACTTACAACGCCGAAAAGCTGACATTCGCAACAAAGGATGAGATCGGCGCTATCAATGACGTGTTAGACAACATTAACGGGGAGATTATATAATGGGAACGACAGCGCAGAAATTACAGGCCGTAGTGAACAGCAAGGCGGCTATCAAGGCAGCCATCGAGGCAAAAGGCGTTGCTGATGTCGGCGACGTGCTATCCGCATATCCGGATAAAATCGCGTCGATATCCTCCGGCGGCTGGACGGGCCATGCCGACGAAGCGGGTCTGAAGGCCATCGGTTGGACGGACGACGATATCGCCTATTATCAGAAGCACGGCGTAAACTGGAACGAGGAGGACGACAAATATCACCTCGTCCCGGAGGACAACAAGGCGTTGTACGGGGTCATCAACATCGACAACATCGAAAACTACAAGGATATCCTCGTCTACATGCCGAAGATCGACACGAGCAGCGTAACCAACATGAGTAAGATGTTCTACGACTGCTACTCTCTGGTCTCCGTACCTCTATTCGATACATCGAGTGTCACGACAATGGGTTCCATGTTCTACAACTGCTACTCTCTGGTCTCGGTGCCGCTGTTTAATACGAGCAGCGTAACCGGCATGTATAACATGTTCTACAACTGCTACTCTCTGGTCTCGGTGCCGCTGTTTAATACGAGCAGCGTAACCAACATGAGTATGATGTTCCAAGGCTGCTACTCTCTGGTCTCGGTGCCGCTGTTTAATACGAGCAGCGTAACCGACATGAGTATGATGTTCCAAGGCTGCTACTCTCTGGTCTCGGTGCCGCTGTTTAATACGAGCAGCGTAATCGAGATGGGTTCCATGTTCTACAACTGCTACTCTCTGGTCTCGGTGCCGCTGTTTAATACGAGCAGCGTAACCATCATGAGTAGCATGTTCTACAAATGCACCTCCTTGGTGTACTGCAACCTCAAAAATCTGAAACTCTACGTCGGCATTTCCGAGACCTCCCTGCTTGAAAAGTCGAGCCTTCTCTACATGATCGAGAACGCAGCCCCGACATCTACCATCACCATCAAGCTGTCGGCATATTGCTACAACAAGTACAGAAACGACCCGGACGTCGTGGCGGCACTCTCTGCGCAACCTCTTATCAAACTTGCATCTGCGTAAATTTTACAAATATGGTGGAAATCAAAGCACGGGAAGGATATTATCTTTCCGACCCCAACAAAGAACATTTTTACACGGCTATATCCGGAGTAAATGTCAACGCCGACGATTATATCGAGGTGCCCGTAAAGGAGGCCGAGGAGATTATTCGCCGTAGGAATGCCGAGGCGCAGATCACAACCATCGAGGAGCTGGATAATGCGGCTCTCGATGCAGAGGTTATCCCCGATATCATCAACACGTTCGATCTATCGGATGAAGAGGCCCTGAAGCGGAAGACGCTTTACCCCGAATGGGCCGCAGGGATATCCGTAGTCGCCGGAGAGAAGTATCGCTATGGCGACAATATGTGGCAGGTTGTTCAATCTCACACGACACAGGCAGGATGGGAACCCGGGATATATACGGCATCGCTGTGGAAGGTCATCGACGAACAGCATGCCGGCACTGCAGCAGATCCCATCCCGTACACGCCGCCGATGGAGATCTTCAACGGAAAATACTACACACAGGGCGGCACGAAGTACCTATGTACGCGAGACAGCGGGATCGCCCTGTCGCACGATCTGTCGGCACTGGTTGGCCTGTACGTCCAAATTGCACAGTGATATGTTTGACGTTCTCTTCGAAACATTCGGCGTAGAGGCAATGGTACTCCGCCGTGCTGCGCTGCTCGAGATCATCATCTGGTCGGTGATGCTCGTGGCCGTGATGATCGACATGAGGGCCGGAATCCGCAAAGCGAGGGCCATGCACCAACACATTGATTCGCACGGACTGCGTCGAACCTTCACCAAGTTCGGCGACTACGGCAAGGTTACGGCCTTGTTCATGTGCATCGACGTGCTGGGGCTGCTCTTCTGTCTTTACTCAATGCCATATGCATCGGGAGCTTCGGCTGTGATAGCCGTAGGAATCGAAGCATGGAGTGTGCGGGAGAATCTTCGCACCGTGCGATCGTCGGCCGCCAGGATCCCGGATGTTATTGCGCAGATGGCAGGAGCGAAGGATCCGAAGGAGATTATCGAACTGATACGACAACTGGACGAGGCGCGGGCCTCGCTATCGAAAAACAACCAAAAAACCTCAAAAAACTAAAGCTATGACACAGACGAAGAAGAAGATCCTCATCGGCGCGGGTGTGGCCATTGCGCTGACCATTTTGTTCAATCTGCTGCCGGACGGCATCCGTATCGCTTCGACGATTTCGGCGGGCGCCGGTTTCGTTGCCGGAATCATTGCCAAGACCTGGCACGATCGTAAAACCAAAACGAAGGAGTAGCGATGGCAGCACCGAGAGGATTGCGGAACAACAACCCGCTGAACATTGAGAAGACAAAGGGAGGAAACCCGTGGCAGGGCGAGATCGTGCCGTCGAAGGACAGCCGGTTCGCGCAGTTCACGTCGATGGCCTACGGCTATCGGGCTGCCTTCAAGTTGCTGAACAACTACCAGCGTAACTACGGCCTCGACACGATCCGCAAAATGATCTCCCGCTGGGCGCCTTCAAACGAGAACCACACCGAGGCATACGTCAAGGCTGTGTCCGACCGCTCCGGCGTCCCGGCCGACGGCCGCATCACGACGACCAACCAAGACGTAATGGTGCCTATGGTGGCCGCCATGTCGTTTGTCGAGAATGGCGTAGAGGCCAACATCGCCGACGTCGAGGCAGGGTGGAAACTCTTTATCGAAGCATAACCATGAGAAAAGTATTTTACAATAGTTGGCTGGCCAAGTGCCTGCTTTTCCCGGCTTATCCTACGGCAATGATGCTGGGCTCGATTCACACGAAGCGAGACCGTAAAAACCCGCTTTCCGAGGAGGTAAAGCGCCATGAATCTACCCACTGCGATCAGTATTGGGAGATCACGATGATGGCCTTCCTCGTAGCTCTCGGCCTTCAGATCGCCTTCGGGGGCGGATGGTGGTTTGTCGCGGTGCCGTTCGTCTATTACCTGCTCTATTTCCTGGAGGCCGCGATCACCTGGTGTATTCGCCTCTGCACCCACGGATGGCGGGAGGCGTTCGACATGGCCTATTCGAACTCGATGTTTGAGCAGGAGGCATGCTTGGCAGAGAGCGATCCCACCTACAACGAGTACCGGCGCTTCTGCGCCTTCTTACGATTCTTCGGCAAAATATGAAATGGATTGGTGCCGTAGTTGTCCTGGCCGCCATCTTCCTCGGAGGGTGGTGGCTGGGCAATCGTTTTGCCAAGCCCGAGGTCGTCGAGACGGTGCGCGTGCAGCCGGTGTTCTACGAACGGCCCGAGCCGGTCAACTCATCGGACGTTACGGTAAGCGTCAATGTTCCGAGGTTCATTTTTGCTCGCGATACCGTAATGTTGCATGCTAATCCGGGAAATGTTGCTAGTAATGTTGCTAGTAATGTTGCAAGCCAAACAACTAATCGAGACAGTGTGGCAATACCCGTTGCTGTCCGCACGCTGGAATACCGTGATTCGACGTACTACGCACGCGTTGTCGGGCCTGTCGTCGGAGAGCTGGCGCCCCGGCTCGACTTCATCGAGACTTACAACACGACCATCACGCGCACGGTGATGGTGCGGCCGCGGTTCATGCTGGCAGCCGGTGCCGGCACGGAGTACTCCCGAGCCGGGTGGACGCCCTATGCCGAGCTGGCTTTTTCTGTCGATCTTAACTTTGTTACCATCAGCGCCACCGTCGGGGCCGACGACGTGCTGCGGAACCCTATCCCCCGAGTAGGCCTTTCCGCCTCCGTACCGTTGTGGTCGCGATAAACCCGGATACCGACTTGGCGGCGGCGGTTACGGCCTCCCGATGCTGTCTGCGCCTTGTGCCTTATCTTTTGCTCTTTGTTAATGGCGGTTATGTATTTGACATAGCCGCCGTTTTTGCATATTTCACGAGTCTTTGCATTCGCTCCCCATCCGGCACCTACCTGATCTAAAAGTCCCGAATCCACTATTTCACGTTCAATATCATCCTTTTCAGAATCAGACAGCACACGGCCTGCCACGCTGTCGGCCAAAACGCCTATGTCCTGATAATATCCACGGGATTCTACACATTTGAAAAGAATAGCGTCTATTATATCGTTTAGTTCCATATCTGAAAATCAATAAATTATAAAATAGTTTGCAGAAAGTAAGTAAACTATTTGCATTATATACAAACTGTTTGTATATTTGCGATGTGAACGCAACCGATACCGCAAAGATACGGCGACTGTTCACGGCTTGAAATAGCAAATATATATATAATTTTTTGAGAACAAATGCAATATCCGCGATCGAAATCATTCAACAAGGGCCTGCGCGAAGTGGCATACGGCAAGTATAAGGAGTTGAAGGCTGCGCTTATGAAAGCAATCGGAATCGCCTCCGAACCTATCTGGCGCAAGTACCGTGACGGTCAAACGAAATACCTCGACGTAGACGTCGCCCGTCGCATCGAAGAGACCTTCGTAGCTTTCGGTGTGAAGAACCCCTGGGGTGAGTAGGTCATGAAGACGGATTCCATACTCTCAAAGGCCGAGGCACGCGTATCGCGTGGGTACGTGGAGGGGTTGAGCGGCAAGGAGATCGCCGACTGTCTTTGCATATCGTACAACACGGTGATCCGCCACACACAGAACATCTACGAGAAGATCGGCCGACACTCCATTCACGGGCTGGTGGCGTGGTGGTTCTGCACGAACTTCGATATTGAGCTGGAAGAGATAAGACACCGTGAGGGACTATTTGAAACGCGGGATCCTGCGACGCCACCCGAAGTCCACAAACGGTCGGGTGTTGATATTCGGCGATGAGGTGGTGACGCACACGAAAAAGGAGCTGCGCCGGATCAAGAGATACAAGAAAAGGGGAATCAATAGCGACCAGATATGACAATGACAGAACGCTGGCCCTATCATGGGGTCGAATTCCAGGTCTACGACCTGACGCCGGAGGAGGCATACCGGCAGAATCGGAAAGACAACCGGCGCCGCCGCTGGGCGATTGTGAAGTGCATGGTGAAGTGCTGGCTGGGGATGAAATGATGAAATAAAATATGACAATATGAATACCAATTACGAAAAGATAAAGGCCGACCTTTTAGCCTTCGGGAAGAAGAACGGCGCCTGCGTCGAGCAGTATCAGCGGCTCTATAAGGCGGAGAGTATCGAAGAGGTGATCGCTGTTGTTAAGGATAACTTCTGGTGGTGCGCCAGGTATCGGGACTTCGCAGATGTTATAATGGCAAACCGCGAGCAGTTCGCCGAACATCAAATATGGGCAAATCGGGACGTGGAGATTCGAGAAGGCGTCGGGTATCTGATCTCGACTGAAGGAGTTGTCAACGCCAAGAGCTGTGGCACCTCGACGATCAACGCCAAGAGCTGTGGTACCTCGACGATCAACGCCAAGAGCTGTGGCACCTCGACGATCAACGCCAAGAGCTGGGACACCTCGACGATCAACGCCAAGAGCTGGGACACCTCGACGATCAACGCCAAGAGCTGTGGTACCTCGACGATCAACGCCAAGAGCTTGGACACCTCGACGATCAACGCCAAGAGCTGGGGCACCTCGACGATCAACGCCAAGAGCTTGGGCTCCTCGACGATCAACGCCAAGAGCTGGGGCACCTCGACGATCAACGCCAAGAGCTTGGACACCTCGACGATCAACGCCGAGAGCTACGACACCTCGACGATCAACGCCAAGAGCTGTGGCACCTCGACGATCAACGCCAAGAGCTGTGGCACCTCGACGATCAACGCCGAGAGCTTGGGCACCTCGACGATCAACGCCAAGAGCTGGGACACCTCGACGATCAACGCCAAGAGCTTGGACACCTCGACGATGATTATCCACACATCGACCATCGAATGCCAGGTGAAAGATCATAGCATCGCCCGCTATGTTTACGAAAACCGCATCGTCGTGGCGGATGATTCTCTAAAAGTCGAGAAGGCCAAAGAATAACGACGGCAGGGTGATATAGCGTCCTAAACGGATAGGGGCGAGCGGAGTATGCACAAAGACTTTCACGTTCTGGCCACATTACCGGGTTCGACTCCCGGATCACCCTCAAATAGCCACCCGACGAGGTGAGGGGTTTGACCGCTGGCAATAACCCCAGCCGAAAGGCAGAAAGCGATCGAGTTCTTTGACACGGTGAGAATGTCTGAAACGACGATTAACCCGGAGACCGACTTGGCGGCGACCGGGCGGGCAACCGACAAATACCAATCATCGAGCGATGATGCGGAGTGATCCGCGGAGCCGAAACGACTTACCCGGTGTGGCTTGACCGCCTATCCGGGTGCAAACCAAAACTACATGGATATGGCACGAAACCCACAACGCGAAATCCTCGCCTACCTGCTGGCTGGCGGGAGGCTGACGGTACAGAAGGCAATACAGATGTTCGATACAACGGAACTGCGACGTATCGTATCCCGGCTGAAAGACCGGGGATTCCCCGTTATCGCCGATAAACAATACGGCGAGACGAAAACGGGCCGACGGGTATGGTTCAACGAGTATCGGATGGGACATGACCTCGGCGGCTTGCAATAGCCGGTCAATTCGCAAACTTACCACTTCCGCCGCCATCCGTGAGGCCCGCGGCGGTTCTTAACCTTTGGTGTAACGGTAGCACCGCAGACTTTGGTTCTGCTGGCCCCGGTTCGAATCCGGGAGGGTCAACAACTCAACAACAACAGACTATGGACGCATACAAGAACAAGCGCGGCGAGCAGTTGAAGCCGCTGAATGTGGGGCCTCGGACGTGGCTCCTTGTATCACCCGACAAGGCGACGAAGGAACGCGCCGAGAAGTTCAAGCGCGACTGCGAGCGGTCGCAGCGAATGGCGAAAAATATCTGGTAGTATGGAGGCCCAGAGAACCCTATTCGACATTGACGAACACGTCGCGGAAGCTACTACCAGGAGAGGAAGGAAGGAGGTTTTCGAGGATTACGACGGGTTTGTAGAGAAGTTCAAACCGAAACCGAAGATGACAACGGATGATTGCTACACTCCGCCTGCAGTATATGACGCAATACTGGGGTGGCTTCGGGAGAACGTCGACATTGAAGGTCGGGAGATCGTGCGTCCGTTCTATCCGGGCGGAGACTTTGAGCGGTTTGAATACCCGGATGGTTGCGTAGTTGTCGATAATCCGCCGTTCTCAATCATCTCGAAGATCTACCGATGGTATATGGCGCACAAGATCGACTTCTTTCTATTCGCGCCGCACTTGACACTGTTCAGTTCTCGAAATACCGAATGGACGTATATAGTGACTAGTGCTCATATCATATATGAGAACGGGGCGAACGTGAACACGAGCTTTGCAAGCAACTTATTCGGGGATATTCGTGTAATGACGGCTCCCGAATTAAGGCGTCGCATCGTAGAGGCGTGCAAGCAAAACCGCAAGCAAAACCGCAAGCAAGCACCCAAATACAGATATCCGTATAATGTGACATCCGCGGCGTTGCTCGGCAAAATTGCCCCTTATGTTGATTTTGTAGTCCGGTCGTCTGAATGCCGATTTATATCGCATCTCGATTCGCAAATAGGTGGGGCTAACATATTTGGAGGCGGTGTATTGTTATCCAACGCGAAAGCTGCCGAGAAAGCCGCTGCCGAGAAAGCCGCTGCCGAGAAAGCCGCTGCCGAGAAAGCCGCTGCCGAGAAAGCCGCTGCCGAGAAAGCCGACGAACGTGAATCTATCGTGTGGGAATTATCCAATCGAGAGCGGCGAATCATTGACGAGTTATCAAAATCCGACGAATAATTTTGCCAATTCAAAATGAATCGCTATATTTGCAGTGCGACAAAACCATACTGTACGATCAAAAGTACATAAATAGCCCTTTGGGCGTGTCTCCGTTGCACTTCCGTATAGTAGTGGTTTTGTCGCAGAAACAAGGGGGCACGCCCTCTTTTTATACCATACTTTAACCAAACTTGTGTTCAACAAAATGCGACAAAACAACACAAGTGGGACCCGGGTACAAGGTACCCCGACCACGTCTTACACGCGGCTCACGAAAGCCGAACTGGTTGCCATCATCAACGGCAACGTCATGAATCATCCTCTCTCCTTCGAGGAGTTCTACCGCTGCGCAATTGCCGCCGTTTCGAAATGGTGCCACCAGGTTCGGAACTGCAATTTCGCCTGTACGACGCTCGACAGCCTGCATCACATCTACAAGAATCTCTGACTATGGCACACCTTGTAACCTTGCTGTTGTGGCTGGGAGCCATTGCAGCGGTGTTCGGGATTGTATACTCCGACAAGCGCATCTACAACGCCGTGGATGCCATTCTCAACCGTATTTTCGAAAAATTCGACTGAACCGATATGAAAACTTCCGTAATCATGACCCGACGCATGGGTCAGTTCAACGTGCTCCAACGCACGAAGGACGGTATGTTCAATGCCACGGCGCTACTCGCCCAGTGGAACCGAACGACCGGCGACAAAAAGGAGATCACCAAATTCTTTGAGAACCAGGCCACGAAACAGTTTATCGAGGCGCTGATGGAGGAGGAAAATTTACATACGCAAAATTCTGCGTATGTAAAATCCCGGGCCAGCCGCGGGGATAATTCGGGTACCTGGATGCACCCTTACCTGTTCGTGAAGTTCGCGATGTGGCTCAACCCCCGTTTCGAGGTCAAGGTAGTGAAGTTCGTTTACGACGAGTTGATCAAGTTCCGCACGACGGCGGGCGACAACTACAACGTACTGGCCCGGTCGATCGCGGCGCTTCCGGATGTGGACTATTCGCAGGTGGCCAGGGGGCTGAACTGGATCATCTTCGACAAGCACGAGCGGGACATCCGCAACACGGCAACCCCAAAGCAATTGCATGCGCTGGACGACTTGCAGCGCAAGCTGGCCTTCTCGGTGGACATGGGATATATCCGGACGTTCCCCGATCTGATGAACTCGATGCGGAAGATATACAGCCGTCAGCACGCCAAATTCTGACTGACCATGAACACACAGAACCAACCAGTAGAATCGCTCGGGTACTACCCCAGCGAGTTCATCACCGGACGTGTCGAGCACAAAGGACCGCGCACCGCCGGTAAGGTCTGCTTCCGGGAGGCGACGATAGCCGCCTTTTGGAAGGCTGCGGTAAAGGCCATATCGGCCCGCACGGACAGCGACCGGGACGGACGGGTCTACACCAGCGAGGAACTGGAGGTCTACTTCGGGCCGTGGGACGTGGAGATACGCCACACCTACCGATGGATCGAGAAGGCCGGAGGCGATACCTACATGGGAATCGCCGAACCATACGCCGAACTGGTCGAGAGCTTCGAGATCGTCGGGGCCCACGACTTCGAGAACCGCACGACGCTCCCTGGCACGATCTATACTCTGAATGAGTACTACAAGAAGCACGAAAACGAAATACTCAAAAACCTATAATACTATGGAAGAAAACAATGCAATCCAGCAGGCGGCGCCCCAAATGCCCGCCGCCCAGCAGAGGAATGACACGATGCTGGTCTTTTCGTCGCAGGCCAACTTCGAGCAGGCGCAGCGAATGGCGCAGGCTCTTGCTGCATCGACGATCGTCCCGGTTCAGTATCAGAAGGCCAAGACGCCCGAAGCGGTAGCCAACTGCATCATCGCTCTGGAAATGGCCAACCGGATCGGAATGTCGCCGTTGCTGGTGATGCAGAACCTCTATGTGGTGTATGGTAACGTGGGCTGGTCTTCGAAGTTCCTGATCGCCGCGCTGAACACCTGCGGCCGGTTCTCGCCGCTGCGCTACGAGCACGAGAACGAAGGCGACCTGGTGAAGTGGAGATGCCGGGCGTGGGCCATCGACAAGACTACCAACACTCCGCTGCACGGGGCATGGGTCTCGATGCAGATGGCCAAAGACGAAGGATGGTACAGCAAGTCCGGGTCGAAGTGGAAGACCATGCCGGAACTGATGCTGCAATACCGGGCGGCGGCCTTCTTCCAGCGGACCTACGCCCCGGAGATCTCGATGGGGATGCAGACCGTCGAGGAGTTGAACGACATCGTGGACACCCAGTATGAGGACGTGACCAGCAAGCCGCAGGTGAGACCGTTCGATCCGTCGCATCTCAAAAACGAATCGGACATCAACACGGCGCTATTGCGAGGCCAGATCAGCATGGAAGAGGCCGACTACTTCCGCGAGCAGCTCACCAAGAGCAAGGCTTCCGCCGACATCGCCGCCGCCGTGGAAAAGGCGGCAGAAGCCAATCACGATTATTCAGATAAACTTTTTTCAGAAGAATAACCGGATATGGATGGACGCAACATATATCAAGGCACCCCCGAATGGTTCAACGACCGGCTGTTTCACTTCACTTCGTCGGAGCTTTACAAGCTCCTGACGAAGCCGAAGTCGAAGCAGGACCAGGAGGCCGGGAAACCCTCCAAAACAGCGGAGGAGTACATCTTCGAGAAGCTGGCCGAAGATTTGACGGGCCGATATGATGACAGCCTCGATACGAAAGCTTTGAGATGGGGCGAGACATACGAGGCGGATGCAAGATTGGCGTATGAGACCGTGACAGGCAATAGCGTCGATCTGTGCGGATTCATCGAGTGGTCAAAAATTTTCGGCGGCAGCCCCGATGGACTTGTGGGAGAGGACGGAATCATCGAAATAAAGTGCCCGTTCAACACTTCGAATCATGTGCGCTATCTTCTTCTTGAAAGCCAATACGAACTGAACGAACTGAAGCCCGAATATTACGCGCAGATTCAAGGCAACTTGCTCGTCACGGGCCGAAAGTGGTGCGACTTCATATCATACGATCCGAGGTGCGTGCGGGCTGAATTCGCGCTGAAAATCCTCCGCGTGAACCGCGACGAGGAGTTCATCAAGCGGATCAAAGAGGCGCTCGACAGAGCCGAGGCAATCAAGGAACAGATAACCGGTAGAATCATTCGGATATGCATACAATAAGTTCATGCGAGTATGATTTGGTGCGCCGCATACTTCGGGACCTTACGACGAGCGACCCCGGATCATTGAAGTTCAAGGAGGCTATGAGGAAGGCCAGGCTTTTATACAAGAAAATGAGCAAACGCCATGACCAGAATAGAGCAGATAAGACGCGAGGCGACAGAGATTCAGAACCTGCTGGAATGCCTGAATGATTCCGACATCAACGCCATGATCGGACGCCTGGACCAACTCGGCGTGTACTACGCCCGCAGCGGCGAGTTGTTGAGCGAGGTTGTAGGGATGAGGGATGCTGCCGTTGCCAAGTTCTTCCACGACGAGCGGGAGGTTATCATGAGCCTCTCGCGGTCGCTGGCGACGAAGTAGTCAAGCGTTTTTCGGAACTTTTCGAATCGTACAGGCAGGCAATGAATAACGGCAGATAATTCGGTTCCGCAACTGGGCATCGGCCGAGGCGGGGATAGACTTGCCGTCGCCGGACGATGGTGACTGGATAAGCTACATCGAGTGCGAAATGCAACACCAAAAAGTTTGGCTGTAATTTTGCAAAATAAAAGAAAATAGTTACTTTTGTACTGACGTTGCCCCGTCGGACATAAGATTTAACAGCTAAAACGAGCTGTTCAAAGGAGGATTTTATCCGGGGGCAAACGGATAAGTCCTCCTTAAATTTTGTACAATATGCCAGGATTTGTAAAAATACCGAGGGACATTACCAACTTTGCATGGTACACCGACGCGAATACGGTCAAGGTATACGTTCACATTCTGATGAAGGCATCATGGACTACACGCGTGTGGCGTGGCATAGTGCTGCAGCCAGGGCAGGTCGTTATATCGCAGGAAACGCTGGCCGCCGAGTTGAAGCTAACGCGCATAAAAGTGCGTGTGGCTCTGCGCAATCTGATTGACTGCGGAATCGTAGCCAAGTGCGTAGCCAGCACCGTAGCCAATGGTATAGCCAGCACCGTAGCCAATGGTATAGCCAGCACCGTAGCCAATGGTATAGCCAGCACCGTAGCCAATAATATAGCCAATAATATAGCCAATAGATGCACAATATTAACGGTCTATAATTCAATAAATTGCGATGGTCTGTTTTTTGACGATAGCCAACATGATAGCCAACAGGATAGCCAGCAAAATACCGGAAGCGTAGCCAATGACGTAGCCAGCACCGTAGCCAATGACGTAGCCAGCACCGTAGCCAATGGTATAGCCAGCACCGTAGCCACAAACATAGAATATAAAGAAGTAGAAGAATATAATATACCCCCCAGTAATACGTTGTATTACTGTCCCCCCAAGGGGGAATCCAACGCCGCCGCCAAAGGACAGATTTCGAAATCTGAGACTATTCCGGTAGATACTTCGACGAACGAAGAAAAGAAAAAGGTTCCGGCGAAAAAGAAAAGAAGCGAAGAGCGGCCCAAATATGTCCCCATCGGGCAGGTGGCCGAATGGATGAAGTCTAACACCGCATGGCTCGAAGCCTTTTGCATGCACAACCACATGGACCCGGAGGCCGTAAAGCGCCGGATCGACGAGTTCGAGGCGCATTGCATCGACAACGGCGAGACGGCCAAGGACAAGCGCGACTGCATCCGGCACTTCAACAACTGGATGCGCCGAATGCAGGAAGAGCCGCCGAGGCCCCGCTCTCCGGTTGGTCGGGTAAAACATCCGGCGGCTAATTTTGACAATAACCAAACTTTTGAGGAGTGGTAAAATGAACTATGATGAGATTTTGAACCAGCTGAAAACCGAAGGCAACCCCACGCCGTCGCCACGGTTTCGATTTTCAATACCGAATGCACGTGAGGAGCTGGAGAAGGCTATGGCCGCCGTGCTGTCCCGTATGGGCGAGAAGCTGGTATGGCTGCCCGAGTACGACAAAGTGGCCGACTGGCTCTCCGACAACAACGGGAAGGGGCTGTTTCTGTACGGAAGTTGCGGGCGCGGGAAGTCGCTGCTCGTAAGATATGCGATTCCGATGCTGTTTCGTGGCTTCTGCCGGCGTTTCGTATACGTTGTGGACTGCGGGACCACCCAGCAGAATATCGACGAAATTTTGCGCCGAAAATTCATTGCGCTGGACGATATAGGTACGGAGGTAGATCGGAAAGACTTCGGGACGCTGCGCAACGTTGTCGTCGAGGCGATCAACAAGGCGCAGGACGACACGGGCACGATGCTCATCATATCGTCGAATCTTTCAGCCGAGGCGATCCGGGACCGATACGGCGACCGCATCCTGGACCGAATCAAGTACCTCTGCCGCCGCGTGGCGTTTAACGGAAAAAGTTTGAGAAAATGAGACACATCGAATCGAATATTCAGAAGGCGTTCGTCGCGTGGTTTCGCCTGCAATTCCCCGACTACGCGCTGAATCTGACGAGCGTGCCGAACGGAGGCGCCCGGCGCAAGGTCGAGGCGGCGATCATGAAGGCCGAGGGCATGACGGCCGGAGCTGCGGACCTGCTGCTGCTGGTACCTCGGGGCGGCTACGGGGCCCTGGGCATCGAGTTCAAGACGACGCAGAAGGACAGCCGCCAAAGTCCGGCGCAGAAGCGTTGGCAGGAGGCGTTCGAGCGCGTAGGAAACAAGTACGTCATCGTGCGGACCTTTGACGAGGCCGTGGAGGCGGTGAAAAACTATCTGCAGATATGACACACGCATCGTTATTCAGCGGCATAGGCGGGTTCGACATCGCCGCAGAGTTTTCCAAAGTGGCGGGCCGAATCCATCAAAGCCTACGGAAACGCGATAGTTCCGCAGGTTGCCTATCGAATCTTTGACACGATCAACATGTACGAAAGCCTATGACCCACAAAGAATTTTTCGACAAAGTATCCCGGATGCGCAAGGCGCAGAAGGAGTATTTCCGCACACGGTCGGGTCGCGCTCTCTCCGACAGCAAGAGGCTGGAGAAGGTGATCGACGACGAGATCGAACGGGTGGAAAAGGTGATGGAGGAAAAGAATAACCCGAAAATGGAATTTTGATATGGCAACCGAACTTCTCTACATCGATCTGTTTTGCGGGGCCGGAGGCACCTCGACGGGCGTCGAGCGGGCACGCCTCGATGGGCGGAAGTGCGCCCGGGTGATTGCCTGCGTGAACCACGACGCGAACGCGATCCTGTCGCACGCGGCCAACCATCCGCATACCCGCCACTTCACCGAGGACATCCGAACGCTCGACCTCGGGCCCCTGAAGGTGCACACGACCGTCGAGCGCATGAAGAACCCCGACGCGAAGGTCGTGCTCTGGGCGTCGCTCGAATGCACGAACCACTCGCGGGCCAAGGGCGGTATGTCGCGCGATGCCGACAGTCGGACACTGGCCGAACATCTGTTTCGCTACATCGAGGAGCTGAGCCCCGACTACATCCAGATCGAGAACGTCGTCGAGTTCATGGAGTGGGGCCCGCTTCAGGTGAAGGTCGTCCGCAATCCGGAGACCGGTGCCGAGAGCTGCCCGCTCGACATCAAGCATGACCGCAAGCGGAAACAGACGACGGTCGCTCCCGTCTGGATCCCGGATCCCGAACAGAAGGGAACCCTCTACCGCAAATGGGTGGAGGAGGTATGTGCCCGCGGCTATCGGTTCGACCATCGTGTCCTGAACTCGGCCGACTTCGGCGCCTACACATCGCGTATCCGCTACTTCGGGCTCTTCGCCCGTGCCGGCCTGCCGATGGTGTGGCCCCGGCCGACGCACGCCCGGAAACCCGCGGCCGATCTGTTCGGAGGCTCGCTGAAACCCTGGCAGGCCGTGCGCGACGTGCTGGATTTTGCCGATCGTGGCGAGTCGATCTTCTCGCGCCGCAAGCCGCTCGTCGATGCTACGCTCAACCGGATCCACGCCGGGCTGGTGAAGTTTGTGGCCGGAGGTCAGGACGCCTTCCTCGTGAAGTGGAACTCGGTGAACGGAAAGACCGGGAAATACATCGCCCCGGATCTCGATGCCCCGTGCCCGACGGTCGCCACGCAGAACCGCCTCGGTGTGGCCCGCGTGAACTTCCTGTCGAAGCAGGTCGGCGGGGATCCGCAGAGTAAGAACATTGGCGTCGACGGTCCGGCCGGGACTCTGACGACGGTCGACCATCACGCCTTTGTCTCGGCCTACTACGGCAACGGTTACAACTCGTCGATCGACAGCCCGGCGCCGACTCTCACGACGAAGGATCGTTTCCAGGTGGTGCGTCCGTTCTTTGAAGGTCGCTGTATTGCCTGGGCGATCTGTCCGGATGACACCCCGGCGATGCGGCGCATCAAGGCGTTCTGCGCGCTGTACGGTATCGTCGACGTGACGATGCGGATGCTGCGGATCTCCGAGATGAAGCGCATCCAGGGATTCGGTGACGACTACGTGCTGGTCGGCACCCAGGAGGAGCAGAAGAAGTACCTCGGCAACGCCGTGGTGACGCAGGTAGCTACGGCGATGTGCGAGGCGCTGGCCGGAGCTCTTTCGGAGCAGGCGGCAGGTCGGGTTGCATCGTAAAAACCGTAGCCATGGCAAAGAGCAAACAGGAAAGCTGCGGCGATCTGTATGAACTGGCCCGCGACTATGCCCGGGCCGAGACGGAACTGGGAGTCCCAAGATTAGTAGATAGCATGGTAACAACGAAAAGAACTATAACCGTAGACGTATGAAAACGTGTGACGAATGCGCCAATTATGAGTGCGACAACTTTGATGGTGTAGGATGGTGCAATCATAACAAGGCTATGGTGCTGAACGATGACCTTGCCTGCGAAAGATTTGTCGAACTGCCGGACGACGGAGAAAAAACAGAATAACTATGACACTCGAAAAATACCAAAAGCAGGCCATGAAAACGTGCCTGCCCACCTGCAACAACTTTTCCTACATGATGCTGAACCTCGTCGGAGAAGTTGGCGAACTGGCCTCAAAGGTCGCAAAGGCCATCCGCAAGGATGACATAGGATTTTCGGACGACGGTAATTTGGAACGGAAACCTTTTCACATGACTGACGACCTGATAGAGGCAATGCAGCTCGAAGCGGGCGACATCCTTTGGCAGCTCGCTGGCCTCTGCTCCGTCATGGGCTGGGACCTGGAAGAGGTCGCGAAAATGAACCTCGAAAAGCTGGCCAGCAGGCAGAAGCGGGGAGTGATAGACGGGAACGGAGACAATCGGTGAGATCGAAAGAAAAAGGGCAACCCCGAAGGATCACCCCGCCCAAAACAAAGATAGTGATTTTCTTCGGTATTGCAACCTTAAATTCTTTCGAATATGACCAACACAACTAACAGAACCGCCGAGCGCATTGCCCGCATCGTCGAGGCCGTGGCCTACGACTTTTCGATCTCGGTTGACGACCTCATCCACCAGCGTCGGGGTTTCATGACCACGGCCCGACACTATGCAATGCTCATCGCGGTAGATACGGGCGAGTTCATGGAGCAGATCGCCGAGTACTTCGGCGTCACGTCCGAGAACGTGAGATGCTCGACGATCCGCCTCCGCTGGAACCTGGAATCCAGCGAACCAGCCCGCGCCCGCTACAATCGCATCCGCAAAGATCTGGGAATTTAGCGAAGTTTTTCCGAATTTGTTTTGAATTTGTTGGCGGCCTTTCAAATAGTTGTTTGTCGGTCTATTTTTGTAAAAACGAAATCGAAACGACTATGCCACAGGATTTAAGAGGCAGGGGAAAGCAATTCTCGAAAGACTACCAGCCAAAGAATCGCGGCCGGAAGCCGGAGTTGTACACCATCGCTCGTGAGTGCTACAATATCGGGCGTGCTGAATTCGACCGCGTATCGAAATATCTCCTGCAGCTCTCCGTCGTGGAGCTGCAGGCACTCCGCAAGGATACCACGCAGCCCGCATGGGTTGTTGTCGTCGCTTCGGCCATCCTCGCCGACATGAAACGTGGCCTCACGACCACGCTCTCCTCACTACTCGATCGCGTCTTCGGCAAGGCATCCCAGCCGGTAACGCTGGATGCCACTACACGCGCCACGCTGGAGAATCCCACAATAGACGTCGCCAAACTCTCGGACGAGACACTCCGGGAGCTTGCGGCGGCGCAGAAAAAGGAAGAGACCGATGAGTAAGACGGTTTCCATACCTACCGTGCCGCAGATTCAGCGCGAGCTATCCCGCCGTCATCTGCTCGACTTCGCGGAGTACATGCTGACGGGTTTCGAGGCGACGACGTTCCACCAGACCTACTACGCTATCCTGGAGGCGTTCGCCACGGGCCGCATCCGCCGCCTCATCGTCTCGGTTCCGCCCCAGCACGGAAAGAGCCTCGGATCGTCGGAGATGCTCCCGGCGTGGCTACTGGGTCGCGACCCCGATCTGCGTGTGGCGATTGCTTCCTACTCGTTCGGCCTTGCCCGAAAGTTTTCCCAGCGCATCCAGCGGCACATGACGTCCGCGGAATATGCTGCGGTGTTCCCCTGGTCGAAGCTCAAAAGCAACTCCCCGGCCTCGGAGGTGAACGGATACCAGCAGACGACCGAAGAGTTCGACATCGTCGGGCACGAAGGATCACTCAAGGCCGTGGGACGCGGTGGATCGCTCACCGGAAACCGGGTCGATTGCTTCATCCTTGACGACCTTTATAAGGACGCCGCCGAGGCTAATTCGCCCGTCATACGCGACGCGGTGGTCGAATGGTACTCCACGGTGGTCCGCACCCGCATGCACAACGATTCGCGCGAACTCATCGTCTTCACCCGCTGGCATGAGGACGACTTGATCGGATACATCGAGAAGACCAACGAAGTCGTGAATCTGCAGAGCCTCGACCAGCTCGACGATATTCCCCGCGGTGCCTATGTGAAAGTGAACTTTCCGGCGCTGAAAGAAGGCCCGGCCACACCGATAGACCCACGGCCCGAAGGTGCGGCACTCTGGCCCGCACGACACAGCGTGGAGAAGCTGCTCGAAGAGCGCAGGCGCGACCCGCTGGCGTTCGCGGCCCTCTACCAGGGCGACCCGAGATCGAAGGAAGGGTTGCTCTACGGAGATTTCGCCACGTACGACGATTTCCCCGCCGATGCTACGCTGGTGCACGTCGGCAACTATACCGACACGTCCGACACCGGCGACGACAATCTCTGCTCCATCAACTACCGCGTCTACAAGGAAGGCGCCGACACGCTGACCGTCTACGTTACGGACGTAGCCTACACCACGGAGCCGATGGAGGTAACGGAGGGGCTGGTCGCCGACATGCTCATCCATGACGGTGTCCGGGTGGCGACGATCGAGAGTAACAACGGCGGCCGGGGATTTGCCCGGGCGGTGCAGGCCAAGGCGCCGAAGGTTCGCGTCGAGTGGTTCCACCAGTCGGCCAACAAGGAGGCGCGCATCCTCACCAACGCCGCGACGGTAACACGTTTCGTGCGTATGCCGGCCGGGTGGACCACACGCTGGCCGAGGTTCGCCGCCGACCTCAAGACATTCAAACGGCTGTTCCGTGCCAACCGGCACGACGACGCCCCCGATGCGCTCACGGGAGTAGTTGAGCGCGAGATCCTCACGACGAAGGCGCGGGGGATTCGATTTGCAGGATATTGATATGACGGGACAGATTGTGCAGGCCCTCAAATCCATGATCGACACGATCCGGTGCGGTTACTACTGGGAGTACGACGAGGCCACGAACATCAACAAGAAGGCCGACTACGTCGAGAACGAAGCCGGGCTCATCTACCTGGAGGAGGTCCGCAACATGACCATCACCGTGCCGCAGGTGTCGGGATCGCTGCTCATGCAGAAGCAGACGCAGATCACGCTGGAGTTTTGCCGGTTCTCGAAGGAGCTGGATCAGTATGCCGGGCTCGGAGACACGCCCGCCTCGACGTCGTTCGACAACCTCACGGCGACCCGCCAGCGCCTCCGCGACCGCATAGAGTCAGAAGTCGCGTATCCGTTCCTCGATCTGCTCTCGAATCAGTTCGAGACCTATTTCCCGGGCTTCACGCTCTCGACCATCGAATGCCGCTACGTGCACGGCCGGTTCGACGCTAACGAGGTGGGCGTCGAGTTCAACTTCACAATTACCCAGCGCGCGACGTGCGCATCGAACTTATGGTAGAAGAGATCGATATCAAAGGCGGCAAGCTGACCTACGGCCAGCGCATCGAGCTGGGGCGCATCCTCGGAGATGAGAAGATGCACTCATCGCGTCGGTTCCTCGACGCCATCGCCTGCCTATACCCGGATGCCATGCCGGGGTACGACGCCGAATGGCTCACGGTATATGAGCATATTTTGGAGGGCGTGAAGTATTGGATGGAGGCCGAGCGCTCAATGCTGCACTACGACCCCACGCCGGAGGAGGTTGCCGCCGGATGCGAGCAACTCGGAGCAAAGATCGGCCCAATGATGACCGTCATGGCTCTGGCCGAGAAGTTCGGGCAGGACCCCGATACGATTCTTTCGTGGGAGTACGGCAAGGTCTTCGGCCTGCTGTATGCCAACCTGGAGCGGTCGAAATTCGATGCGCGCTATCAGAAGATCTGCGCCAAGAAATCAAGGAGATCACGGTAATGACTTGGGAGGACGTCATACGCGAGGAGCTGGAGACTACCCGCTCGGAGATCATCCAGCGATCCGAAGCCGCCGGGCAGAAGGCCAGCGGGCAGACGTATGCGCAGATCCTCGTAAAGGACGTGAGCAACACCGGAGGAAAGATTGTCGGCCCGCGATATTCGGGTGTCCTGGCGTACGGACGACGCGCCGGTAAGGTGCCCTACAATATGCCGCAGATCATCAAGGAATGGGCTAAATACAAGGGGATATCCTTCGAATCGGAGGAGGATTTCAACCGGTGGGCCGAGGCCGTATCGTGGAAAATACGTCGCGAAGGCACGCAGTTGTGGCGCACGCGCGGATCAGTCGGCCAGGAGCTCGACATATTCACAACGCCGATCAACGACTTCACGCGGCGCATCGCGCAAAGGTTTTCCAACCTCATAACTGCAGAAATATTGGATCAGATAAAACGTCCGAAAATATGACCATACTCCAAACTCCGCCCAAACATGCACCTGCGTTCAATCCTATGATTTTCCAGGTTCGATCATCTGAAAGCTCCGTTTCAATTATCGTCGAAGTGACAAACGGCGACACCATTATTGCTCAAACTACTTTGAGCAGAATAGTAGATTCAAGCGGGAAAGCTACATTTGACATATCCTGGATTGTAAGTACAGTATTCAATAATTCCTCTCAAAGGTATGGATCCACTAATTTTTACAAAGATAACAATTTATTTGGGACATATAATATCCTTTATTTCGATCAATCATTATTGTTTTCTGGATATGCATATAATGCTGTACAGCAGTACGATGTTTTTAACAATTCGGGTATGGGTACATCGAGAATCCTAACCGAAACAATTAAAACATACCCTGGTTATCCGATTCCTGTTTCAATTTATTCATCTACAAGCAATTTCATTTTAAGTACCTATCCGGTACCAAATGGTTCATCTAATGCACCTGTCGGAGGATCTTTGTTTGATTTTTCGGGGGTTATTCGCTATTCGACAAACATAAATGGGTCGTATTCCGGTAACATTTCCGTGCCGCAGGGATGCGTGCCCGACCGTCCTTTCTACGTCCGCTGGGTAAATCAGCAAGGCGGATATAACTATTGGATGTTCCGCCGCCATACTGAAAGCGAAACGACAAACGAGTATGAGACGATAATCGTGAAGCGGTCGAATATCGCCGACGGGCAGCGGACAATCTTTGCTAACGTAGCGCACACGGTGGCGACGTCGGCCGACCTGCTGACGGAAGACGAGTTCAACATCCTCAAAGGCATAGCCTACTCGCCGCGCATCCAATGGTACAATGAGACCATGGGCGACTGGGTAACGATCACCATATCGGAGGACGCAACCACTACAAAGCGCATGTGGTCGGGATTCTACTCTGTTTCCTACACCTTCGCTCTCCCGCAGATTCAAACTCAGTTCTGACCATGTCTCACACCTACAAACTCCGATACTACACGCCGACCGGCTATGAGGACCTCGACCTCGGGGACGAGGTCCCGGCCATGACGTATCAGATCAACCAGCTCAACGAGCTGAAAGACCGCAACGCCTCCTACTCGCAGTCTATCGACCTGCCCAAGACGCGGAACAACCTTCGCATCCTCGGATTCCCCGATTGCTACGACGTGGTATCGCCGGCAGCGTATGATCCGCAGCCGTGCGAGTTGGAGCTGGACGGCGCCATCATATCGCCGCCGGGTGCTATGCTCTACATCCTTTCCGTCGGCGAAGAGCCCGGGGGCGTCATATCCACACAGATCAAGGCCGACACGTTCGATCTGTTCTCAAAGCTCGGAGAGGTCGATACGGAGAATATGAATGACAAGCAATGGGCCTCGACGTGGGACCCGCATACGATCGTCTCGGACAATGCCGACGTCTACAGCCCGCGGATATGGCCTCTCGTCTGCACTATCCAGGGGGCCAAGTCATTCTCCCCGGCGAAGAACAGCGCAGGCACGGCGCTCTCTATCCCGATCCTGCAGACGGTCCCGGCATACAATTTCCTGCAGTTCATCACGGAGCTGCTGGCGTCGTTCGGATACACCATCGAAAGCGACCTCACGACGGATGCGCTGGCCAAGAGCGTCTATCTTACGGCTTCCAACATGACCAACGACGACGGCGTGAATAACTCGGGAAGTTCGGAGATATCAACATCTATGCTGGGAGGTGTTCCCGCCGATTCGGTAACATCGGGACAGCCGGAGACAGCAAGCTGGGCGCCATTTATTAAGACTGGATCGTCGAGCCTTATATTTGCAAAGTATGAAATAATTACCGACAGTATTAACGGCGACCAATTCGGCGCCATATCCTATACCGCACAGCAGGGCGGGACGTATGATGTCAATATCACATTTTCTATAAGAAGTGGTTCAATATCGGTAGATAACGGCGTTCTATACATTATTCAGACCATAGAAGGCAATGCATATCCCACGGACGTAGAATCAGGAAATATAAGTCTTGTTGCTGGTGGCCCTGCCATCAAAATTAATACACAGGTCGATTTATCGCCAGGCAGCATTATTCGTATTATGGCAGGCAGAAAACTTGTCGCATCACCGGCGACACAGATCATGGTAGAAGCTGCTGTAACAATATCCATCGATGGAGAGAATAGCAATGTCGGTCCCGGCGTATCATTCAACTATCCTGCAGCCTTTGGATTTTCGACCTACCGGGATGCGCTTCAAACGTTTCTCCAGCTATTCGGGGCGATTATCGACGTACAGCGCACGGCGTCAGATGGAAGCGGCACGGCAAGGATTTACACCTATCGACATATCTACGATAACATTACGTCGGGAAACTTCGTGGATTGGTCCGATCGTCTCGTCATGGATGAAGAGCGCACGATCTCGTTCTCGATGGACGGATACGGTCAGAGAAACATCATAGAAGCGACGGAAAACAATGATGACGGCACACAAGAGCAGGTTTCATTTTCTATCGGAAACAAACAGCTGGAAGGGTCGAAAACGCTTTTCACGCTGGCCACGGAGGCAGGTAGAGACATATCTTTCCGCGGTCTATCCAATGCGCAGATTACAACGGCCGTCATTCCTACGGTCGAGCGCGACATAGAGACGGATGACGTGGGCACCATAACCGGGGTATCTTTCGGTTACAATGGATGCGCTGCTCACATAGTCGCGCCCGTCAATGGAGCAACACAACGCGCCCAAATAGAATCGGGAGGCGATCCGGTAACCACTACCATGCCAATAGTCCAGACAGTTCCGATCGTAGAACTCTACACAGAGTATTACACGCCGATCGTGAAGATGCTCCGTCGGCAGAGGCCGATCACCGTATCTTTGCTGCTCACGGTGGCAGATATTGCCTCGTTCGACCCGTTCAAGCCGGTATGGATCGAACATTACGGCTCCTACTTTTATGTCTCTAAAATCAGCAACTTCCAGGCTGGCCAAGCTACGGCCGTGGACCTAATACCGATGTAATATGGCAGAGACTATCGAAACCATCAACATTCTCGAATTTAAGTTGAAGGCGTCGGACGCCTTAAAGCAGGCCGCAGCGCTGCAGAAGCAACTCGAAGGGCTGCGAAAAACGCAGAAAAATCTCGACACGACCACCGAAGAGGGCAAGTTGGAGTACCAGCGCCTCGGTGTGGAGATAAAGGCCGTAGGAACGCAGCTCCGGGCCACACAGAAGGATCTGTTCAACTCCTTCAAGCAGGCGTCGCAGCTCGACGGATCGGTAAATCAGCTCCGGGCCTCGATCTCAAAACTCACGGCCGAGTACTACGCATTGAGCCGCGCGGACCGAGAAGGCGCCAGGGGTATGGCCCTCGGGGAGGAGATTCAGAAGATGCAGAAGGAGGTGAACGCCGCCGAGCAGACGCTGCTCAACTTCCGTTCGAACGTAGGAAACTATGCAAGTGCGTTTAACCCCCTGCAGTTTCAGATCAGTCAGATCGCCCGAGAGCTTCCATCGCTCACCATGTCGGCGCAGCAGTTCTTCCTCGCGATCTCGAACAACCTCCCGATGCTCGTCGATGAGTTGAAGCGTGCCAAGGATGCAAACGCTGCATTGAACGCCGAGGGTCAGAAGACCGTGCCGGTTTGGAAACAGGTGCTGAAAGGCGCGCTGTCTTGGAATACGGCGCTTGTGCTCGGCATCACCCTGCTCACCGCTTACGGCAAGGAGATCGGAGGCTTTATATCCAATCTCTTCAAGGCGGATGACGCGTTGAAGACCACGGCAGATGCGCAGCGCGAAGTGACCTCCGAAATGATTTCGCAGTCGTCCACTGTAGCCAAGCAGATAGCGTCGTTGAAATTGTTATCTGCCCAATGGCAGAGCCTGGGCGACAATCTGGAGGCAAAGCAACAGTTCATCGAACGGAACAAATCCGAGTTCGATAATCTGGGTTTGGCTATTAACAACGTATCGGATGCGGAATCCGCGTTCGTCGCAAACACGGACAAAATCATTGACGCATTCAACAGGCGGGCAATGGCTGCGGCCGCACAGACGCTGTTGGAAAAGGAGTACGAAGAAATCCTCCAACTACAGCAGAAGGCAGAGCAACTCCGGGCAAAGGCACAGACGGCGAGAGATACGGAGCAGATAGACGCCACGGCCGTGCTCGGAGATTCTCGATTCGGTGTACAAAGCGCCCAGCAGCTCGCCGAGCAGCGCGCCAAGTCGTTCGATGACGAAGCCAAGGCGATCGAGGAAGCGATTTCAAAGCGTCGTCAGTATGCACAATCGCTGACCAATATCGCTGTCGCCGAAAGTGCCGCTGCAGATAAAATAATATCCGGTCTCGGTTTGTCGGGCAGCGGAGGGACAGTCGAGAAGGTGAAGGCCGAGATAAAATCGGTGAAAGATGAAACGGAGGATCTCGCCGAGAATATCAGCAAGTATTATGAGAAGCAGCGGGAAGAGATCCTTTCCATGTTCGACCGGACGATTGAGGAGCGGATCCAGGAGGTGCGCGATCAATACGCCAAGGCCTTTGCGGCACTCGACGAGCAGACGAAGGCCGAGGCCAAGCCGATCGCTTCTGCCTACGGTACGCCGCAGGAGTACCAGGAGGCACTCGACAACTACAACGATTTCCTGCTGGAGCAGGCCGTAATTCGCAAGCGCCTCGAAGAGCAGCAGATCAAGGATATTCAGCAGTTGCAGGACGAGAGTCTCCGCAAGCAGACCGAGCAGATCGAAAAGGAGGTGCAGGACCGATACGCCGGAGATTTCGCCGCATACGCAGCCAATGAGCGCAAGAAGCTGGAGACGACCATCAAGGCTATGAACGAGCAGAAGGCGCTGAAGGCGGTGAACGGTATCGAGACGTATGAGGAGGACGCCAAGATCAACGAGGCCACCAGGAAATTGAATCTCATGACGCTCAACCAACAGCTGTTTGCGGCTCGGGATAGCGCCAAGAAAACCTATGAGATCAAAAAGGAATATTTGGAAAAGGAGCTGGAGGCGGCCAAAGGCAATGCCGACGCGGAAAACGCCATAACGAAGCAGCTGGAGGATAACCGGAAACAGTATATCCAGAGCCTGGTCGATTCGATAGACCAATGGGCCAGCGCCGTTCAGGAGATCATGCAGAACGTCCTACAGCTCATGCAGGCCAACAATGAGGCCGAGCTTCAGGACCTCGAATCGAAGTACGACAAAGAGACGCAGATGCTCGAAGAGCAGCACGACAAAGGTCTTATGTCGGACAAGGAGTACAACAAGAAGCAGAAGGAGCTCGATGCCGACTACAAGAAGCAGAAGGAGAAGCTGCAGCAGGAGCAGGCCAAGAAAGAGAAGGCGGTGAATATGTTCCAGATCATCATCAACACCGCTACGGCTATCATGCAGAGTTTCGCGCAGCTCGGACCGATTGCCGGAGCTGTGGCCGCCGCTTCAATGGCTGCTATTGGAGCTGTTCAGTTAGCAACCGTAGCCAGCCAGCCGCTACCCAAGGCGGCCCGAGGTCGTAAAATTACCGGGAAGCGGCACTCGCAGGGCGGTGAGATCATCGAAGCCGAGGACGGTGAGGTCATTATCAACCGGCGCAGCGTGAAGCAATTCGAACCCCTGCTGTCTGCCATCAACATGGCCGGCGGTGGCATTCCGTTTGGACCGATGCCCAGCGACGGCGGATTCGCTTCCCGCTATGCCATGCAAGAGGGCGTATCGGAGGGCACGATCGCCAAGGCCGTCGAACGTGGTATCAAGTCGCTGAAGATCTACACGACGATCGAGGACATCCGCCGAGCCGATCGCAAGTACACCCAAATCGAATCAGCCGGCACCGCCTGAATCCGGGAACATCTTTGCAGAAAGGAGGCAAATGCCTCCTTTTTTGTGTCTTGTTGATTTCAAGTTTAATATTAATTGGTTAATTATTGGTAGGATTGACGCCCCGCATGTGGGTCGGTAACTTTGGGTAAATCAATATCAAAGAATGCTGACTATTGAGATAAAGGGCGACATTTTCGCACCCTCAAACGACCCGGTTATATCCATGTTCGGCATGGAGGACCGGTCGTGCTCTATCGAATCCGTCCGCGCCATCCTGGATTCCGATCCCGACCCAGACGTGCTGGTCAACATCAACTCCATGGGCGGGTCGGTCGACGAGGCACTCGGAATTTACGACGTGCTTCGAACCTCCGGACGGAATATCTCTACCAACATTATCGGCGCATGTCATTCGGCCGCCGTGCTCATCCTGCTGGCCGCTCCCTATGAGCGGAGATCGGCAAACCCCAACGCATCGGCGCTTATCCACAAAGTCGCCATGTACTACGCGGGTCATCTAACCGAAGAGGATGCCGTGGGCGCCGCCGATACTATCGCGGCCGCCCGGCGTCGCATCATTGACGTGTACACCGATCGCACCGGTGAGCCGCGTGAGTTGCTGGAGCAGCTCATGAACGAGGAGAAGATCCGCTACACGGATGAGCTCCTGGAGTATCGCTTCATTTCGAAGATCAATCCATACACAACCAATTTAATCACCAAAAACAACAGACAAATGGCACAGAAAGAAGCCAAAACGCGGGTAGCAAAGCTGCTCGCGGACATCTGTAATTTCTTCGGCGAGCCGAAGAATTACGACTACACCGACGCCGACGGCAAGGTGCTGTTCTCGACGGATGACGGCTACGACCAGGTGCTCAAGGTTGGTGTTCGTGTTCGCATCGCGGACGGAAGCACCGAAGGAGAGTTCAATCTGGGGGATGGTACCGTCGTAACGATTAAGGACAACGTAGTAACGCAGATCGAGGAATCGGATGCCGCAGAGAGCCGCCGGGAGCGGGAGCGTCTCACGCGTGAACGCGACGAGGCGATGAACAAATGCCGGGAAGCCGAGGCAAAGCGAGACGAGGCGATGAACCTTCTGCGCGAGAGCCGAGAGGTGGTTACGTCGCTGGAGAACGAGCTGCGTTCGATCCGCTCGACCGGAAGCCCCGCAAACCGAATCGCTGCCCCCAGCGCCGGAGATGGAGCGCCGAAGAGCGCCGAGGAAATGAAGGCGGCGGCCCGTGCTCGCCGTGAATCGTTCAACCACAAAAACGAGTAAGCCATGGCAGCAACTATCGACCTTTCGAAATTCACGTTCTGCGGCGACCAGCTGCGCGCCGTGAACGAAATGACCTTTGAGGATTCGATTCTCAAGGCCCCCGCGATCAGCGACTACAGCCGTGTGTGGACGGGAATCCGCGCCAAGGGTGAAGTAGGCTTCATCGGAGAGGGTCAGCCCATCGGCGAGGCTTCGCAGGGCTGCGATCCGACGTATACGGCATGGCAGATCGCCACGAACGTCATGAAGTGGGACCCGAAGGAGTGGGGTTTCTACATCAAGATGTGCTACAAGGACCTGGAGAACACGGCGGCAGTCTACTCGCTGAACTTCGACGGCGACGTCTCGGACTTCACCGATTCGGACTACATGAACATCGTGAACGAGGCCCTTTCGACCGCGCTCCGCAAGATGTTCTTCCGCCTCATCTGGTTCGGCGACACCGACGCGCAGAACGTGTCGAGCGGTGTTATCACCTCGGGCGTATCGCCTACGCTGTTCACCGTTATCGACGGATTCTGGAAGCAGATCAACACCCTCATCACCGGCGATCAGGAGGCACAGCACACGGCGACGATCACGGAGAATGCCGGCGAATCGTATGCCGCGCAGGCGCTGTCGCCCGACAACGTCGTCACCTACCTGCAGAACGTCATCATGAACGCGCCGATCGGTCTGCGTCTCCTGGGACCTTCGCGCACGGAGCTGCTGGTTACCCAGTCGGTTTACGACGCCTACACGCTCTATCTGCAGGGCAAGGGTATCTCCGACACCTACCGCAACCTCGTGGATGGTCAGTCGTCGCTGTCGTACAACGGTTATCGCCTCGTGGCAATGCCGCTGTGGGACGAGATGATCAACGCCTTCGAGAACAACGGCACGAAGCTCAACAATCCGCACCGTATCCTCTTCACAACGAAGGAGGTGTTGGCCGTGGGTGTCGCGTCGACGACGTCGTTCGACCAGTTCAAGGTATTCCACGACGACAAGGACATGCAGGTGTACGCGCGCGGCGTTGGCATGCTCGACGCCGAGATCGCACGGGCCAACATGTTCTCCGTCGGTATCTAACCCAAAACGAAAAGAACTATGGCACAGCTTGATTGTTCAGCAATCACGGCAGGCTATGTGGCCGAGGCGTGCGGGGGTGCTCCTACCCCCGGCACGACCGGTCGCGTAGTCCTCATGTCGTACAATGACATCGACCGTGGTAGATCGACAGTTACCGGAGGTATTATCTCCGGCATTATCCTTAAATCGGGTAAGAAGGGTTATGAGTTCGATACGCTTCCCAATGCAGTAACCGGAGACGCTTCGGTAACGCAGGGTACCTACATCAACACCGTATCGCACTCTCTCGCGCTCCGAATTCTTGCAAAGAATCAGAGCGCAAAGGATTTCGTCAACCAGATGGTTAACGGACTTGTGGTTGCTCTTGTTGAGAACAAGAACCACGGCGACGAAGGTGAAGTGAAGTGGGAGGTATACGGATGGAATGCCGGCCTTTCGTTGTCCGAACTCTCCGCGTCCACGGAAATGTCCGACAACGTCGCCTACTCGATGACGCTCTCGACGCCCAGCGTCGGCAGCGAAGCTATGATCCCCATGTCCTTCTACTCCACCAGCGAGGCAGAGACGGACGAGGCTGTTAATGCTCTCCTTTCCGCTGCAGGTGAATAGTAATGGACCGGTTCGAACAACTCTCTGAATTTCGCGCAAAGTATCGAAGCCTGGCGTATGATCGCCGGGCTTTCGATGCCGAGCGATCGAAAAACACTCAATTCTCGCAAGAGATCGAAAGTCTTTACAAGGCATTCTTTGGCAAGTTCACCCGCACTTGCGGTAACTGCTGGCATGATGCCTTCATGAGGCTGTTTTCAAAACACGAAATCGAAAAAGCTATGAGCGCACCCAAGAGTAAATCGTCCTATCGTCTGCTGGCGGGGACGTGTCTCCCCGATCCCGTGAATTTCGAGTTCGGGAAAATCCTTTGTCCGAAACACCTTGCCGAGCAGGGCGACGATCTGCTGTATCGCCACGCGAGCCGCAATCCCAACGTCGTGAAGTACATCGACGGCGAAATTCCCGCGGACTTCTGGGACAAGGTCGAGGAGTACAAAGCCCGCATGGCAGCCCCGGCACCCGCCGAGGAGA